TTTTTTTTTTACCTTTTCTTTTTATTATGTTCGCTATTTTCGTTTCCGGCGGCGCAGGGTTCATTGCTTCTCATTTTATTACTGCTTTCCATTACGCTGGGGGAACCAATGGTTCCCCCTTACCCCCTCCTTTTCTTGGTTTGTTTATGTTTGGTAAAATAATAATCTAAAGGATTCTCATTTTATATACTTAGACACTTAATTATTATGTTTATTTTCTCCATTGCTTCATTCTTTTGGAAGTTTGCTTCGTTATCATCTTCAATATCCGAACCCAACGTTCTCTCCAAACACTCTTTTTTATCTGTTCCATTTGTATTTTATCAGTTCAATGGTTCTGATTTTTCCTTTATAGATTCGTGTATTCATCGGTCCGCTTCTTTATCCAGTGGGCATTTGTCTGTAGACGGTTGTTTGGTTTGTCCTTATCATGGGTGGTCTTATTGGAATGGTTCTTTGAATTCCATTCCTGGGGTTCCTTATCACTCTGCGAGTGAAGCTCATGATCTTCAATCCTTTAAAACGGTTCGTGTCAACAATGATTTATTTTTTCAGCCTGTTGAGACAAATATACAACATCCTATTTATGTTCCTCCAGAAGCGTCTTTGGACTCATTTTCACGTATTTCAGGACAACGTATTATTGACGTTCCATCATATATTGTCACCGATAATTTACTTGATATGATGCATATTAGTTTTGTTCATTCTTTTGGAAACCCAGTTTCTCCTGTTCCTTTTCATATTCATTATGAAGATTTAGATAATGTTAGTGGTAAAACGTCCTTTCATTATAATGCCGCTTCTTCTTCTATGTCTAAAATTATTGGAGGTGCAGATACCGTGATTGTAGAAAATGAATTCCATTTGCCAGATGCAACTGTCACCCGTGTGATTGCGAATCATTTAGTGAAAACAATTGTCACACATGCTTTACCCATTACACAAGACAAGACCATTTTATTTTTTGATTTGTATAGAAATTTTTTAACCAATTCGATTTTTGACTTTATTTTTGATAGTCAAATGAAAATTACGTTAGATGAAGATGTCAAAATTTTACAACAAATTCATTTCAAAAAAATAGATTCTCCTTTGGTTCCAATCATCGAACGACTCCCTTTTAATAATAAATTTGATATTACCCAAATCAAATACAAACAAAAATGCAGAAAATGGAATTTAGATTGGTGGGTGTTGTAAAATAATAATCATGTGTTTTTTATTTTACTCGTTATTTAATGTCTTTTCTTTCCTCTTTTCTTCTTTGTTTGGCGTTTTCTTTTATTTTTGGTTCTTCTTCCTTTTCTTCCTTTGCGGGCTTTTTTCGATTTTCGGCCTCCTTGGGTTGGTTTGGTTTCTTTGGATTCTGTTAGTGTCAATTTCGGATTGTTTTTTTTGAGTGCATCTGTTAATAATGTTATTGCGGCTTCAGTCGCTGCTATATCTTCCAATTTTTCTGTGTCCGGCCTATTTTTAAAAAAATCTTCAACCTTTTTTACATCAGCATTGAATTCAGACAGTTCAGTGTCTGGTATTGCATCCTCTTCTGGTATTTCACTAATATTATTCTTCATTAAATACTTAATTCTTTTTAATGATCTCAACATTATGCCCATATTATTTTTAAGTGCATTTGCATTACTGTTATCTGTGTTATCTGTGTTATCTGTATCGTATTGATATGGTTCACCAATGAATTTACTGTATACTATACATTGACCCTTACCTGTAACAGAAGCAAGTATAGAACTGTTAAATGCTTCATATTTACCATCTTTCACATTTATTCTCTTTGAGCCAAGAAAAAAAATCATATTAATAATTTCTTTTCCTGTATCTGAGACTTTACCATTATTATCTGATAAGAGTTTTGTTAGCTCATTTTGAAGGTTTTGTTTCAATATGCTATATGAGTCACAACTCATTACATTATTTTGTTTTAGCATTTCAAATTTTGTAAAGTCTTTCTTGCCTGTATCTGTTAATGATTTGAGTAACTCCTTACGGCGTTCAAATCCTTCTTGATAATCTTTTTTAAAATCTTCTTTTGAAAATAATGTATAGCCTTTTTTGTCAGCTCGCATTTTTTGAATTCCAGAAATAGAAGGAAAAAATTTCATATTTATACAATATAATGACAAAATATTTTTTGCTAAAGTATTTTGATTTAGGAACGCACATTTTACAGAAAAGGGAGTTGGGGATATTATCCCCCCATTAGGAACGCATTTTTATCACAGATGGATTCGATTTATTCTCTCGATTTCACTAAACACAAACACAGTGTTTTTGTATCCATCCTAAGAAAGGGGGTTTGGGGGATAGTATCCCCCATTTTTTTATGCCTTTAGATAAAATGAAGATTCTCCTCACATTACTTACATTTGGATATTGCATTGCGACTTCATTTAATTGCTCGATTCCCGAGTCAGTAGAAGATAGGCGATTCGATAAATCCAAGTGGACCATCTCTCAGTTCAATGTAGAATGGTTATTTACCGAACCATACAAAGATTGTCCAGGGAGTGGGTGTGAGTGGAATTCAACAGTAGAAGAATATGACCATATGAAATCGATTGCTCAGGTTTTACTTGATTTAGATGCAGACACAGTCCATTTATGTGAGGTCCAAAGTTGCACTCAATTAATGCAGCTTATTGATTTATTGCCAGATAGTCATTATAAACCTTATTTGATTGAAGGGTCGGATACTTATACGGGACAAAATGTCGGGTTACTTACTCGGGTTGACCCTGTATTGCCATTACAACGAACCGAAGACCGTTCTGATTATCCGATTGTAGATAGTAATTGTGAATACAATGGAACTGCTGGTAGCACTGGTGTTTCTAAACATTTGATTACCACTTTTTCTCTCAATGGACATAATTATAGTATGGTTGGTGCTCATTTATTATCCAATCCAAATGACCCCACTGCATGTGCTAAACGGGAAGCCCAAGCTCAGGTTTTACAAAATACAATCACATCGATTCAGCAATATTATGATATCATTGTTTTAGGCGATTTTAATGATTTTGATGATACAGTAAAAGATATCAATAATAATATTCCCAATTCTCGAGTTCTCTCGATGTTAAAAGGAGAAGATGGAGAGAAAAAAGGCTCTTATCAATTGTATAGCGTTGGGACTTTGGTAAAACAAAGTGAATTATATACTAACTGGTATGATCCCAATGGTGACTGTGTTGTAGAAACCTCCGAGTATTCTACCATTGATCATATTTTACTCTCCAAAACTTTATATGCCCAGGTGGATGCAGTAGAATACTATCATAAATATAGCGAAGGATGCAATATTACGAACAGCGACCATTACCCGATTAAGATTACCATTGGGGGAACGTAGTTCCCCCACACCCCCTCCGTTCCATGAAGGTTCATCGGGTCGGGTCTATACATATTCCTTAAAGAAAACAACATATTGTTACAACATCTTGTAACAACATCTTATAAGTTCCCAACGTGGAACGGAGGGGGGTATGGGGGAACCTTTAGGTTCCCCCAAAGGTTCCCCCACCCAAAAGGACTTAAAAGGAAATATCCATATACTTTATACCCCATAAAATATGTGGACTTTTTTCTCTTTTGCGCTCGCTACCTTACCTATTGTGCTTTCTGTGAATCACTGGGCTAACTTTGAACAGTTTATCGAACGTCACGATAAACATTACAACTCGGTTGACGAGTTCAAAGAGCGTTTTGAAATTTACAAAAGCAACATGGAATTTGTCATTGAGCAAAATGCTTTACATCAAAATTTTACTTTAGGCGAAACCATTTTTGCCGATTTGACTTTGGATGAATTCCATTTTTATAAAAACAACTACATGGTTGGTTCCACTTGCAAGCCATTCAGTAGTGACATCGTTACTGTCCCATCTGAGATGGACTGGCGTTCAAAGGGTGCTGTCACACCTGTTAAAGACCAAGGTCAGTGTGGTTCTTGTTGGTCCTTTAGTGCTACTGGTGCCATGGAAGGTGCTTGGCAAATCGCCAAGAATGATTTAGTCAGTTTATCTGAACAACAATTGGTCGACTGTAGTGCGGGATTCAAGTATGGTAATCACGGGTGCAATGGTGGTTTAATGGACGGTGCTTTTCAGTATGCCATTGACAATGGTATGTGTAAAGAATCCGATTATAAGTATGAGGCCAAATCTGGAACCTGTGCTACTTGTGAACCTGTCGTCTTTATTTCTTCTTGTGTGGATGTGACTCCTCAGAATGAAGTCGATTTAGAAAAAGCTGTAGCAATCGGTCCAGTTAGTGTTGCCATTGAAGCAGATACACGCACTTTCCAAATGTATAAAAGTGGAGTCATTACTGGCACATCTTGTGGAACCAATTTGGACCATGGTGTATTGGTTGCTGGTTATGGAACTGAAGGAAGTCAACCTTATTGGTTGGTGAAGAATTCTTGGGGAACTTCTTGGGGCGAAAATGGCTATGTGAAAATCGAAAAGACCTCGAGCACCAAGACCAAGGGAACTTGCGGAATTGCGATGCAACCTTCTTATCCTGTGGTATAAATTCTTTGGAATTCGATTTCGATTTTGAATTGAACTGAAAAAATAATATAAACATCATCTTGTTATTTATCATAATAAGATGATTCGCTACAAACGAGAAATCAAATTGGATTTTCCTACAGGATACAACGTTTCGATTCAACCCAATGGATCCAAAATGATAGCCTATATTCGAGAGACTATTCAAAATGACAATCCAGGGGCATGTCCTTTGGGGTTTAACTTTCTTCATAAAGCCATTTTAGATGAAGATTATAAAGTGGAATCCGTATTTCGAGTCAATGACAAGAGTTCCATACCCAAATATACATCGTATACCCACGGTGTAGAAGACTGTAGAATAATCAATGATTCGTTATTGTATGGCGTTTGTTTGTTCACCAATAATTCATGGGTTCCAGAATTATGTATGTGTGTGGTGGAAAACAATGCAATCAAGGAAATGATTCCAATGCATATGCGCAATTCACGTTGTCTTACAGTAGAGAAAAATTGGTTGTTCTTGAAAGAAACGGATGACGATTTTATATTTGTGCATTCGTATGTTCCATTTCGAGTAGTGGCTGTGGGAAAAGAATTGATTGATTCTTCATATCAAGGTCGGATTATACATGAAGAACCTGTATTTACACCTATGGGAGGGTATCAAGTGCATGGGGGTGCTTCTCTCTATTTGGCGGATTTGAAATGTTATTTACTTTGTGTAAGAATGGTGGAAAAACATGTGAACTTGTGCTGTAAATGGGTGTTACTTGATGAACATTATCATGTCAAATCTACATCACCGCATTTTACATTTCCTTATCATTATCAATATAAAGGATGCACTATGATTCTCTCCATGGCCTTGAAAGATGAAAACCTTTTGGTGATTCCCGTTACGTTTGGTGATAAAGATGTGTATATTTATGAATTGGATTTACAAGAAATATTGAAAACCTTGGTGATCGTTCCAAAGATGATTATTTGAAGAGTTGGTTGGAGGGGGGATGATTGTTGGGGGTATCATGATGGACGCTCGCTTCGCTCGCTGAAAGGTCGGTCCGAAGGACCGACCAATCGTTTGTCTTTAGGGAATTATTTAAGGGAGGGATTAATTAAAATATCGGGATTATATATAAATATAAATTATGGCTAATAAAGTTATGAAAGGTGGAGGTGGTATCGGCACTGGTTCCACGGGATATGGTTCCCTTGGTAGTGGTAGTGGTAGTGCATTGACTGAAGAACAAAAGAAAGAAAAAGAGAGAAAAGAGAAAGAAGAAGCCAAACGAGAGTATCAACGCGATTATGAATTTACAAAAACAGGAGGTATTATAAAGAATTGGAAAAAAATTATTTTCATAAATCTTGATCAAGGACGTAATAATGTTTTGAGTATAATTGCTGATATTTTCGAAAATACAGGTATTGTTACGGATGATATAATAAAAGAACACAAAATATTGTCCGAAAGTAATTGTGACATTATAACAGAAGACAAAAAAAAAAATGATTTAGATTTAAAAAAATGTAATTTCTGTATAGGTTTCTTACTTCCCTCTGACTTTATAGGTAGCGACTTTGAATTTATTATTGGAGAAGTAGTTAGTTATATGGTGAAAAGATATATGGAAAAAACTAATGTTACATCATATCAAGATGGTTATAAAGAAATGTGTGAAGAAATTCAAGTATGCATTTTAGTAAATAATAAAAAAACATTTTTAAAAGATAACAATGGGAATCACAATTATAAAATTCTTGTTACACCAAAATGGTTAAAAGAAGAAGTAAAAAATGAAAAAGATATCGTCGACAACGCTTACGCATACGTCGGTGACCAAATTAAGTTGATAAATCTAACAGAAGAAAATGAAATAAATAATTACGAAAAAATTAAGTCTAAAACAAAAGATGATTTGAAAAATTATTATACACATGTAAAATTAATTCATGGTAAAAATTTTAATAGTTTATTACAAAATATGTCACAGAATAAGACGAAGAAAAAAGAAGTATACGTATTCTTAGCACAAGATAAAGAGCATCAAATATATTATAAATGGAATCAGAAGGAAGGTGATAGTTTTTGGTATGATAACGATATTCCATACTATAAATATAAAATAACCTATGATACAGAAGGCAAAAAAACATACACCGAATATAAATTAGCCTCTGAAAAAAAATTTACTGATGGTGCAAAAAGAATGTTAAAAAATATGTTCGGAAAAGAAGAAGCAGCACCAGCAGGCGGCAAAACAAGAAAGCATCGTAAAAGGAAAATACGTTCATCAAAACGAAAGGCCAGTAAAAAAGGTCGTAAGTCGAGGAAAAAGAAGTCTTCATCCAGAAAGAAGAAATAAATAAATAAATTGAATCGAAATCACTTATACATATTTTTATATGTGATTGTAACATGATGGCCGCTGTAACAACGAATCCTACATACGACGAATATTTCCGTGAATTTGCTTTTGTGACTTCTAAGCGTTCACCATGCATGCATTTGCAGACTGGATGCGTAATTGTCCACAGTAATCGCTTGCTCAATCAGGCTCATAATACCTATATTGCAGTAGATAAGACTGATGATAATATGCTCATATATGATTTATCCAATGCTGATTTAGAAAATTCACTACTTCATGCCGAGCAAAATGCGATTAGCGATTGTGCACGAAGAGGGATTTCATGCGAAGGTGCTACTATTTACTGCACCCATTTACCCAGTCTCGCATGTGTTCGTTTGATTATAGCCAGTGGTATCAAGTCAATCAAATACCACATTTCCTACAATGAAAACACTTTGGTTCCGTATTTATGTCATAAATCGTCCGTTAAATTAGAGAGATTGGTAATCGAAAAATAGTAAAACGAAAAATTGAATTAAATAGATGTATTCTTTTTTACTAAACAAAATACCAATCAATCGTATAGTAATCGTATAACTAATTTAACATCCTTTTTATAATACAACCATGGGAAAAAACTTTCAAGGTGGAAAAAAAGCCAAATCGATGGCCAGAAAGACAACAGGTGGTTACGGTAATGATGCACCAACACCTATGTCAAGTGAGCAGGAATTTGCATTGGTCAACCAAGTCAGTGGAAATGGTCGTTTTCGTGTTGTAAACAGCACTGGTTTTCAATATGTAGCAGTCTTACCTGGTGCAATGCGTGGTAGGAAAAAACGAAATAACTATGTGGGTCAAAACACATTTCTACTGATAAACAACCGAACATCCTGGCAAACCATGAAACCATTGGCACATGTAGATGTAGATTTCGTCTATTCAGAACAACAAGCCAAACAATTGCGTTTACACGATATGTTCAAAAGCCAAATCAATACACTTTTCGGTCCCCAAAATCCAGAAGAATCATCTGTTCAGTTTTCATCAGGTAATCATGATTTCCAAGAAGAAACAATACCAACTCGTCATGTTATTGATGATGAAGAACAAGATGAAGATGTAAACAGAGTCTTAGAGCACGGTTTGGATTTGGACCTAATTTAAGGGTGAAATGCATTCACGAAATTGAAAATCTTTAGAAATAACCAATATCATCACAAAAAAAATCATAATGCCATCTTCATCTTCGTCAGTATCAAAGAAAAAGAAAAAAGAACCTGAGCCAAAAACAAAAACGAAACCAGAAACAAAAGAGGTTTCGGTCAGACATACCGATGTATTCCATCACATTGGTTATGGTCACAATGAAAATAATAACTTGTATATGTCCAGTTTAGACCATCTTCTTTTAGAAATAGTAGAAGAAAAAAATATGACTCATTATAGTATTACATAAGTATGTTAGCAAAAATATTAAAAAATAAAGAAAAATATCATATAAAAATACTGGGGTTGATTGCAATCATCATCACCTTTAGTATTTTTTATTTACTATTGGATTCTACTCATTTTCAGGGAATGAATGTGGTTCAAGATAAAGTAAAGGATGATATTGTAGAACGAGAATCGAAAAAAGTAGTCAACCAAGAACCATTTCAAGGTAACGATCAAGAATCACAAGAGCTCAAGCGCAATATTGAGAAAGTAGTAGAAGATGAAGAGGAAAAGATTTCAAGGCCAACCATTTTCCAAAATTTTTTCGATAGACTTTACTTTAGCATAATAACGGCATGTTTATTGGGTTATGGTGATATTTATCCCGCAACAAATACGGCTAAAACCCTGAGTGCAATGCAATCGTTTCTTACAGTGTGTCTCATTTTGTATTAACCCAATAAAATGGCTCCATTTGTGAACGATAAAATGGATGAGATTTGATGACTTTGTGAGACTGTCCCATCTTCGTCTTCTTCTACAACAATAACCATATAACTGCTTGCCGTTTCAAACTGATTCATACGTCTATACAAGGATGGGACCTTGCGCAAACCAATATTGTAAGAAACTTGTGTTTGTGTGTAACCATCATTTTCGGTGCATATATCAATCATGCGTCCATCATATAAATTACTTATACAGTTGTATAATTTATTTACTTGCTTAAATCGAAAAACGAAGCATTTACCCTTGTAATCATAAACCAGTTCAGTGCCCGTATTAGCAAATTCTAATATATAATTGATAATTTCACATGGAAGGTAGATCATTTTTTTACAGTAATACATTTACTGTAGAAAAATATTCTCATACTGGTTTGAGTGTGTTAATTAGGAAATCTTTATTCAGTTCCACACATGGGTTTTTGTAGCACGACCAAAAATTGATGTTTATCTTGAATGGATTTTTTGTATACGCTCTCCCCTTTGACCAAAAACCCGATGTCCATTGCAGTAGAAAGTATATGTTGTTTTGGTTCCATGTAAAGGGTTTGTTCATTCTTGCGGATTTGAGTGGAATGTTTATCAGTAAATGTTTCGATTTGTCTCCAAATCACTGTATTATTGGAGGATGATGATGCAGAAGGTGGTTTCGTATAGTTTACCTGATAATCATAATTGGGTTTTACGATTCGCATTTTTTTGAGTCCTGCGTTGGATTCGACTGTAGATAAATCGACACATGGAGGTGTTTTTTTATAGAGTTCTGGATCGACTAAATGAATAATCAAATGACCACCTCCTCGCAACCAATGAAAGCAATGTTTGAAAAAAGTGGCTTTATCTTCGATTTCATAAATAGTGAAATGCGTGCATACAATATGGGTAAATGTATTGTTTTCATAATACATGGGGTCTTTCAGAACATCACGACATTCGACTTCACTGGACTGTAATCTGGATTGTGCTTTGGAAACCATCAAGGGAGATTTATCTACTCCAAAACCAATGTATCCATTTTGTTCCACCTGTTTAAGAAATGAACCAGTTCCACATCCTATATCAAGGAAAATACTGGATTCATTAATGGGTGTCATTTGTTTGATTGTTTTCATATCTTGTGAACTGTATTTATCAGTGGAATACAATTCGTCGTAATATTGTAAATAGAAATCATCGTAAATGAAATCATTTTGTTTCAATACAAATGGTTTGGATTGAGAGAACCCTTCTTGTTTCCCATTGCCATTGCCATTGTAATAGTATCGACATGTCCATATTACGATTAATATCACTAAAAAAACAACACCGATTGTATACAATTTATTGTAACAGTAAGGCTCCATTATATTATATTATAGATAGTAAAATATAATATCCAAGTGAAACATTTTTATACCAACGATGAGTTACGTAATTGTGTTCTTGTATGATTATTGAAGAAATCATTTCCAATCGGCATAGAGCCAACTGATTGTGCACGATTTGTTGATTCTACGGATGGATGAGAGAATAAAGACGGATGTGGGTTTGGTCCAGGTCTGGACACAATTTGCACCTTGTATAAATCACTATTGGAGGATGGAACAAAGAAGGATTGCGGTGCACTTTGTTTTGCAACTGTTTGATTTCGTAGTCCACTTTCTACATCAATCGATTGTAAGAAAGTAGCGGGTGGTGCACGTGAAGCTGGATTGAAATTCGTAGATACATCATGAAATGGTTGCGTTCGTATTGGTTCTTCTACTGGTATTTTGTGGTCCACTATAGGAAATCGTGAATATCGGGTCATAGCAGGTCTACTGCTGAAATTTGGTGCTAAAGGTTTATCTGAGAATTGTCGTCCTTGAATTCGTTGATTCAATTCTTCTACTCGTTCATTTTGTCCATAATATAATCCTTTTACTGTGCCATACATGTTCTATATTGTAGTATGGTTACTTTAATTTTCCCTAAAGTTTGACTTTCTTTTTTAATTTTTTGGTTTTGTATCTACTTTCTTTAATTTTTTGATATCGTTCTATCATAGAAGTATACAAGCCTTTGTATTTACTTTCATTATTGTATTCTCTCAAAATCTCCATTGTAGATTTATAATAATCTTCTATTATTTCTTGTTCATATAATTCAAAATAGTAATTTTCTTTGGATTTATTTGTCCACTTAGTCCACTTAGGGTCATCATTATCATCATTACTGATTTCAGAAAACAGAATACAATACACAATATCTTTTTTCTTATCTACATAATAAGTTGTAATATATCCTAAATTATCATCATCCCAGAATTCATCACCTATCATAAAATTAGGCTTTACATTTACAGGAATTGCATTTTCAACATATGGTCCTTTCTTACTTCGCATTTGTCTCAAAGATTTACTTCGAATATAGTTCCAATTATCAATCGCCTTTTCTTCTTCATTATCACCATCCAATAATTCGTATGTGATTTTTTTCTTTTTGCGTGTTTTATTAGTGGTTTTTTCTCTTGCTCTCTGGGTTTTTTTCGGTGTTCTCTTCTTTGAAGATTCACCAGTAAATCGTTTTTCATATTCTTCTATTTTATCGTTTGCATATTTTTTCACCAGTTCAGGTTCTTCTCTATTATATCGATCACGATTAAAACCATCGCTCCAAGTTACTACATATTGAGCCTTGGGTTCCGTCAGAAAGTCTGTATGAGTTGTGTATGTATGAGTATCTGGTTTATGACCAATAATTGATTGTATTTTGTAACCGCATAAATAGGGTAACTCTTGTTTATAATTTTTAACTAGGATATCTTCTTCATCGATTTGTTCGAGAGATGTGTCCTCGTCTATTTTTTTGACATTAACTGACTCACTATATTTGTCGAAAGGGTCTAATAACTGTAGACTATATTCTTGTCGATTCTTATTGTATGTTATTTTGAAATAATGGACGTCCTGTTTTTTCTTAGCATGTTTCCATTGTGTAGAAAAATTAGAATTCTTTTCAAATAACTTCATTTTAAACAATGGTGACTCTTTGTTTACAGTAATAATCGAACCAGAAGCGAATATTGGTGTGTATACAGTTCGCTCTACTGCTTTTATAATTTTAATTTTATTACTCAAATATTTGAAACAGAGTGTATATTTTATACAATTCGATTTCACTTTATTCTTATTTATATAGTCCTCTTTCGCAATTACATCTACATATGGGTTCATAGTATCATCAGCATTATTATTCTTCCAGAACGAATCAATAATATAATCATTCCATGTAGTTAGATTTTGTCCACTTGGGATATTTCCTACAAAATATACAAATACGTTGTCTCGCAATTGAATTTCATCATTGACTCCATATTCGACATTATCTAATTTATGTGTTACATCGTTATTTATTTTCGTCCATTTATTTTTTTTGCCTTTCTTTTTAATGTTTACTTTAGTAATTTCAAACAGATCCATCAATTTATAAACAGGGATTGATTCTGTTGTATTATCTACTGTCGTTTGTAATTCTTTATCATATAATGCACGCTGAATATGGCGTTTTGATTCATCATAAAAAATGATTTTCCAGTCTTTTTTCTGGGTTTTTTCGAAATCGTTTATACTATAATCTCTATGGTATTGATATTCTTTGTCGTATAGAAACTTTCTACCATAAATATCTTGAATACTTTTTTCAAAATAAAAAGCAGGCATTAATGCATCTACATTGGGTTCACGTATTTCTGTTATATTTTCATCATAATCACCAGTATCGAATGCTTCATGGTATTCTTTTAATGGCCAATTATCATAGGATTCTTGGTTTTTTAATTGAGCCTCATATTTTAAAAAGTCTTGCAAACTGATATAATAGATTAGTTTATTACGGTCTCCATCGGATTGACTTTCATACGTAATATTTTCTTTATTCAATGCATCATTTGCACTACTTTCTTTATCTTTATTTAATTCCAATCCAACATAAATAATATGGTATTTTCTATTTGTAACAATAGGTGGTTCAGGCAACGACCCTGGTTTTGGTTTTTTGACACTTATGATTCTGAACTCGACATCACCAATAGTATAAATAGGGGCATCATTTACTTTGTATTCTTCTCGAACTTTTATCGCAATATTATCGGTATCATTTGCATCTGCTACAGTATTAAAATCCATAATAGAATTTCGTAGTCGCTCCATCGATTCTTGAATATCTTTTAATAATTCATTGTTTTCGATAAACTTCTTCAATCGTTCTTTAGCATCGTTTATTGTAGGTAAACTGACATCTTTATTCGTGTCTAAATAACTAGGGATTTTATTCTCTATACGACTATATTTCCAAATTTTAAGTGGTTTTGTAATTGGATGATTCATCAATGTAATAATATCAAACACGAATCCCAAGAAAAATGAGATCTCATGTTTTTCTATTTCATACCATTCACTAGCTACATTTGCTTTATGATAAATCAAACTTTGTTTGAAAAATACTTTTAATATTTTGTGAATTCGCCTTTCCACATACATTCCAATCAAAGTTCCACGGTCAAGTAAAGTCGGATAAGTCTCTTTCAAAAAATAAAATACAAAATGGACTTGATATCCTGTGCTTGGACCCAGACCAGGTGTTAAAAATGTTTGTGCATCACCTAAACGTCCAGCAACTGCGTTAGTAGGATCAGATTCTCGAACTCCATCACTTTTACCACCTTCACCAATCTTAAAAAATAGCTTCGTTCCTATAGTTTTACTAATAATATAAATATAGGTTGTAGGTTGTTCTACATTATTGTATAGCTCGCTTTCAAACATACGATTTCCTACTTTAAATAAAGGAAGGTCACCTTGGAAATCTAAACCAGTATTTTGAAATGTTTCAATTGAATCGTATGTATGAATATTCTCGCTAAAATTGGCGAGGAAGTCTTCATCAAGGGAACAGTGTATTCGTCTTTTCCTTTCCTTATACTCAATATGTTGTTCGGCACGATATTTACTTTGACAGATTTCAGCTCGAGTTCGTCGTTTTCGAGTCTTTCTAATAGGTGTTGTTTGTTTTGACATGTATAAAATAATTTAAAAAAAGAAGATATATCGTATATATACTATATTTCTACATAAAATTGAAATTAAGTTAAACACTAAATTTCAATATATAACAACATAAGTAATTTTTCAACAATGGTAGTTATTTGCGATTCATTTTATCCTACTGCAAGTGATGAAAAATATAAACAATATTTTGACCAGTTCCCTCACGATTTAAGTTCGTTTCAAAAGTATGCTATAGAAGCAATATTACTTGAACAACATGTCTTGATTACTGCACATACTGGTTCTGGTAAAACATTGCCTGCGGAATTTGCAATACAACATCTTGTATCGAAAGGGAAAAAAGTCATTTATACCAGTCCTATTAAAGCTTTATCCAACCAAAAATTCTACGAATTTACCAATCGTTTTCCCCATATTTCATTCGGTTTATTTACAGGCGATATTAAGACCAATCCAGAAGCAGATGTTATTATTATGACCACCGAGATTTTGATGAATCGACTGTTCAACCAATCCATTAATAATGAAAACGTGTTGCAATTCCAAATGGATTTTGAAAATGAATTGGCCGCTGTAGTATTTGATGAAGTCCATTACATTAATGACCCTGATAGAGGACAAGTATGGGAAAAGGCAATGTTAATGCTTCCCGACCATATTCAAATGGTTATGTTATCGGCTACTTTGGATAAACCCGAGCGATTTGCTGAATGGATTGAAACAAATCACCCTACGAAGGAAGTCTATTTGTGTCCTACAACACATAGAGTCGTTCCTTTAAGTCATTATGGATTCATTACTATGGGTGAACATGAATTCAAACTTATCAAGGATAAAGTGTTGAAGGAACGTTTACGAAAGTTAACTAAAGAACCTATTTTATTACAAGACCATAAAGGTAAGTTTTCCGCACAAGGTTATGACCAAATCAAAGAAGTGCGAACTGTTTTAGACAAACAACGTATACGAATCAATCGCAAATTTTGCCTAAATCAATTGGCCAAACATTTGAAAACCAAAAATCAACTTCCAGCCATTGCATTTGTCTTTTCCCGTAAAAATGTGGAAAGTTGTGCTCAAGAAATGACGACAAATTTACTGGAAGATGACACGAAAGTTCCTTATATTGTGCAAAAAGAAGCAGAACAAATTGTAAGAAGATTACCGAATTATGAAGAGTATTTGCGTTTACCCGAATATGTAACTCTTATCAAGTTATTGGAAAAGGGTGTTGGTATTCATCATAGTGGTATGATTCCCATTTTGCGAGAAATTGTAGAACTATGCATCAGTAAGAAATATATAAAATTCTTATTTGCAACTGAATCCTTTGCCATTGGACTGGATTGTCCTATTAAAACAGCTATCTTTACTGGTATTACTAAATTCGACGGTGATTTCGATCGAGCATTACATTCGCATGAATATACTCAAATGGCTGGAAGGGCTGGCAGAAGAGGTATTGATTCTGTAGGATATGTTATTCATTGTGCGAACTTATTTCGGTCATTTCCTTCTTCTGTTGATTATAAATTAATGATGGGAGGGAAGCCACCCAGTTTAGTATCAAAATTTAAAATCGATTACAGTTTAATTTTAAATATTATCAAATCCACACCCGATGTATCCATAGAATCCGTTGTATCATTTGTCAGTAAGAGTATGATGTTTGATGAATTGGCCATACATATACATCATCAACGTAATGCTTATTTGGATATGAAAGAAGAATTGGAAACAATGAAAGAACAAATCAATACTATGAAAACGCCTCGGGGATTGTGTGCCGTATATCGTGACCATCTTGCCGCCATGCATGTATGTCAACCGAAAAAACGGAAACAATTTACCAAAAAGATGGAAGAAATGGCTGAACAATACCCAGATATTGACAAAGATGCCTATACTTTGGAATCTATTGAGAAGCAGGAAAAGGCAGTAAAAAAAGAGAAAAATGATTTAGATGCGATTGAAAAGCATGTTGAAGATCAAGTCCTCCGTATTTGTAAATATTTAGAACACGAAGAACTGATTACCATGGAAAATGATGGAAAAAACATCCATGCTACTGTCAACGGTTCTATTTGTAGTCATATTGCAGAAGTCCATGGACCAATATGGGTCACTTGTATGATAAACAAGTGGAATTATTTTGAGGACTTTACACCCAAACAGATTGTAGGAGTATTATCATGTGTCACCGATGTTAAAGTCCACAGTGACTATGATATCTCCATTCCAGTTATCAAGGATGAATTTCTCAAATCTCGGTTACTGGAAATGAAAGGGATGTATCTACTGTATGAACAAGAAGAAGGTGAACGAGGTATACATTCAGGTATACGCTACGATGAAGCATTTCAGTTTACTATAGTAGATGAAGCTATGAAATGGTGCGATTGTGAGACAGAAGAACAATGTAAAATGTTTATAAATGAATCTTTGGTCAAAAAAGAAATCAGTTTAGGGGATTTCACTAAAGCGATTCTAAAAATAGCTACTTGCGCCAGAGAATTGCGTGGATTATATGAATTGGAACACTGTAGAACACAAACGGAATGGTTATATAAGTTGACTCAAATAGAAGAAATGGTTTTGAAATATATTGCCACCAATCAAAGTCTCTATGTCTGAGAAAAATTGAAATTTTTACCATTTGTATATTCTTAAAAATTAAAGAACATTTTTTACTAAATAAAAATTAAATCAAAAAATGAATGTGTTGGAAATAAATGAGGAAGAAATATTGGAAAGCATAGATGAATTGATCGATGAGAATGACAGTAGAATAGAAGATGAAAATGATTCCAATAAACGACATATTGGTATTTTACTTAAAGGTCCAAAGGAGGACCCTATACTCACTTATTTAGCAATAGTTCCATTGAAAGTATTTTACGAATTCCCAATATCCACATATGTCCAATCCTACGGGGTAATTCCTCCGAACTATTCAGTAGATTTAGGCATATTGACAATCAACATATTGGACAATGGAGACCGTATACCTGTTATTAAAACACGTTGGCTCAAACACATTCAACGCAAATATAAAAAAGCATTCCAAAGGCGTAAACATATAGTAAACAATGGTTCGATTCATTCGCAACTGCGTCATCGGGAATTGAAAGGTTCATTTAGAGGGGGTTTTCAAATCAGTTTACTACGGGGATTACTGAATGAAAAATAGAAAGAAAAAATACGGAAAATATTTTTAGGTGGCTAATACATAAACACTAACCATGCCATATAAAAGTCAAGCGTTAGACCAATCCGATAAGGCCACTTTTTTTAATGTAATTGCATCTCCTAAAGATGAACGAGATTGGAACGCAGAACCCATTTTCGATGATATTCGTTCAGTTCCATCCAGTTTGGATTGGCGTAGACATTTACAAAGGGTTCGCAACCAAGGTATTCAGGGAACATCACTTGCATTTGTAGGGTCGTGTATGGTAGAATGGTATACTCGTAAAATCTTAAAAGAGCCAATTGAAGCATCACCCCAGTTCATTTACAACAATCGACCAAACCAAGACTCTACATTATTATGTGGACGTGACTTGATGAATATATTGAAAAACCATGGATGTTGTTTAGAAGAATCGTATCCATATGGTAAAAAAGACCCAATTGATGATGAAGTATATACAGAAGCAAGTAAACATAAAATAGATGGATATGCACGAATGCGAACAATGGATACATTGAAGAAATCACTTTTAGTAAATGGTCCATGTTTGATTTGTTTTCCAGTATTCAATCATACAACTCAGTTATGGAAACAACGTAAAGAAGAAGAAAAACTGGGATGCCATGCAATGACAATAGTAGGATATAATGGTAAAGGGTTTATATTACGAAATAGTTGGGGTGAACATTGGGACAACAATGGCTATTGTATCTACCCATACAGTGATTGGGGATGTCATGATGAAATATGGACTGTAGTAAGTGAATCCAATATAAATCGATGGAAACTTAGAGTCAATAGTGTAGTATTGAAAGCATTTAGCGACAAAAGTGCATCCATGGGAAATGGTAACAAACGACCAAGTAGTATGCCTATACCACGACCACGCATGTCCAGTAGAATGAGTTTTTTGTCTACTGCTGCTACCGATAAAACAATACAGAATGCTGCTCATTATAATAGTGAAAATTACGGAGGAAAAGAATCATTTAGTGGAACAAATGAAATGAAGAAAAAGGGTTTCATGTCGAAATTATTTAGTCGACGCAAACTAGCAGAAGAACCTAAGAAAGAAGAAGAAGTCAAAGAAGAAGAAGAAGTTGTCGTGGAAGAAGCAGTAGAAGAAGAGGTTGTAGAAGAAGAGGTTGAAGAATAAATGAAAAAATATACAATATAAAAAATTAAAGTGTTTATACTGTAAAAAATGGTGTAATTAAAATAATCTTGACCTTCTTAGCTTTTTAGTGACAGATTTTGTCACATTCTGTTTCACACTTTTCATTAGTTTTTTCGCTGGACTAAATTTCTCATATACATATCTTGCAACTCCACTTCTTGGTTTGTTTAAAGAAGAGGATAATGGATGAGATACTTTCAACTTCTTTGCAGTGCTTCTACTTTTGCTTGCACTTCTACTTTTGCTTGCACTTCTACTTTTGCTTGCACTTCTACTTTTGCTTCTTGCTCTACTTTTACTTACACTTCTGCTTTTCTTTGTAATCGCTTCTTCCAATTGTCTTTTTGATGCACGAGTTCTTACTCGACTGGGTTGATTTCCAGATAGAGCATTTTTCAAAAACTCCAATTGCTTTTTCTTCAAATCATCACTTTCTTTTTTCATTGTTTCACTATCGACATCTGAACTAAATTTATTGTGAGTATTAATTCTCTCTTTCACTAATTGTTTCTGATTAGCAGGATGATTAACAAAGTATTTATTACACAAAGGCTCAGATGTATCATCTTTTTCTAATTGTTTGTTTAGTGTTTCCTTTAATACTTTGTCTACTTTTGATCGTAAAATGTTGTCTAAATCTTCATATGAAATTTTACTTAATTCGACTTTCATTGGTAAAGTTCCATATTCAGGAAAGCATTTTATTTTTTTCATGCTCATATCTTCACGAAAGCCAAATTTATTGTAGGAGCATAATCCCTCCATATTAGCAAACCCCCCAGCTAATTCCAATAAACCATATTTTTTACGTTGTTTCTTTGCACAATATACATAACAATATGAGAGTAAAGGACCATATCCTTTGATGGCACAAATCACTTTCAAAGCATCTGTATCTGGATGATCCTTACATTCCTCAAATTCAGAAATAGCAAACCCAACACGCTCATTTGTTCTACGATTTGATAATATCAATATATCATTCTTCATACTTGTAGGAAATTCATAATTTTTACGATATTCCTTGAAGTAATTATCAAAATTACTTTTTGCTTTTTCCAATTCACCTTCAACATACTCAAAATTGACACAGCTTGTGCAATGTTTCATTATAGCAGAATTTTTAGGGATTAATGTCTCAAATACAATGCCTGCTCTGGTTTCCTTGACAATTTCACTAACTGAATCTAAATTGTCAAGTCGTAAATTTTCTCTCTCTAAATATTCTTTTACAGCGGGTCTCTCTCTTAACGACTTTACTAATTCCCTGGAAAAAAACATGTTATATATATTGCACAGAAAAAATATCTAATGAGCATCTTATCTAATCAACGTATATTTTTTCTATTGCATAAGCAATTTTTTCATAAGGGTGTTCATATTGTGAATCCTTTCCATCTCCACCTGAAAAACGAATGTCTCGGAAATGTTTAGGTTTTTCTTCATATTGTCCCATGTAAACAGTCCCATCTTTTTTATCTTTATATACATTTAAATCGGTATCTGGATTTGCTGGTATACGCTTTCGTTCGGATTCACTGATATTAATATTTTCATAATTTTCTCCTAAATACGTAGCCATCGATATTTGCTTTTGGTATACATGTGTTTGTTCATGTAACAGTAGACGACATACTTCTGATATTGTTCGAGTTTGAACATCACGATTATTCAATAAGATTACATCTCTTCTTGTATGAGGCAATCCATTTTCATAATTTTTATCACAAGTGAATCCGATTTTCCATGGCAATGTAGCCATTTTCTCAATCGAGATTCCTTCTATTGTCTCGTTTTTCAATTGGGCCATACGCTTTTGTAATTTACCAATACAATCCGTTATTTTTTCTTCTACTTCCACATCTCCATCACATGCACTATTTGCAATTTTCTCTAAATAATCTTCTTTACTTTTCACTCCTCTGACCAATAAATCATCTTTTTGGAATCGTTCATAATAATGGTCCGCATCTTTATTTAGCAATTCTTGGGTTTCTTCTTTTGTCAAAAAATTCACATTGTTCTCTCCATTTCCTGTAAAAATACCCGATGATTGGATTGTAGGATACAACCAAATATACATTCCTACAAAGAAACACAAAAAGGCTAAGCCGATTAATATTATTTTCAAATAACTCATTTTCACCACTATACATTTACCGTAGAGTTAATAAATATAAAAATTGGTTTAGGGATTCCAACATATCATCTCGTATGGTCATCAGATCCGTGTCTTTTTTGGATGGAAATACAGTAGACAAATCTATCAAGAACTGTCTAAATTCAAATAGCTTATGTTGAAATTCGTATTTTGTATCAAAGTCATAAAGTTTCATCTTGTGTTCTACCATGTCGATTCTCTTGGTTGTTTTACCCATCAAGACTTCCACAAAACGGTCGGTTTGGTCAGATAGTTTTTCATGCAATTCATCAGTAGCCTTGTGTTGTGAATATGACTTGGTTTTCCAATGATACAATTTAATACTATGAAGTATTTCAAAAAAGGTTTTGACAATTCTCGATTTCTGTTCATTGGAAATTCCTCCTTTTGATTTTTCATTTACTTTAGGAATTTTTCTGAGGGTTTTTCTTCGGCCTCCTTTTAATTTTTCGGTTCTTGCTCTTTTCCCTTTGGTTGCTTTAGGCATTTTTATACATTATCTATACAAATCATTTCTTTAGCTCACCTAATAACTCTTCGGCGACGATTTCTTCGGTGGGTTTTGTGGGTTCTATTACTGTAGTGGGTATGATTTCCGTGTTTTTGTCTAAAATATTTGACTCACCATTATTGGTGGTGCTTTCTGGAAGGATTGTTGTAGAAGAAATGTCATTATTATCTACTGCACTTTCTCCCGAATTATCCATCAAAGGCTTTAGCCATTTTTCCTGAATGTTTTGTTGCTGTAGATAATATTTACTCCATTGTTTAGCATGGGCTAAAGCATTTGCGATGGTTGTATATTTCGCCATGCATAACTGATTTTCTTTAGAAGGAAACATGAAACTATGAAACCAATAAGGAGGAATATAAAATACGTGTCCTGGTTTGATGACAAAATCCAAACATTGTATTCTACTGTCTAAATGTTCACTAAATAGATTTTCTTTGCTCCAAAATTCATAATAAATATAATCATCATGAGGGTCCATAAATGTTCGGCTCTTCCAAGGAGTCATTTTCACACGAACTGCTTCTTTATTTGTTTCAGGTGGCAAGTAAACGAACACATGACTTTCGTTAAAATATTGAGTTGTAGTATGGGATTTAGCAGAACCGTAAATCATATCATACGTTTTATTTATACAAAAATCGGGTTTCATAAGTGCATCCATTTCTTGGAACCAAGAAGACCATTCCGATGAATCATGGATCATATTGTGGTTTTGATTGCTGTAGAATACTGATTTTGTATCGGTATCCAATAGTCCTTTTGCATTATGGTAAGGCAATAAGATTGGTTCTGAAGTTTGTGAATTGATTTGATAATCTCGAACATCTTTCACTTTCAATGAATGAATTGCTGTAGAAGGAATAGGTGGAAGGTCTAATTCAAATAAAATGGGTTGCTTGAAATTCACTGTTTCAAGAAGGTCCTTTGTGCCACTATAATCGTATTCATACACTTGCAAATCTTGTCCACTTTTGTATTGGTGCTGTATATGAATATAAAGGAACAGTAAAATAATGAATAATATAATAGTCGTCCACATAGTGTATAATAAATAGTAAATCGAAAATGAATCTATACAATAAAATAATATTCTATAGATTCGAATAAAACCCAAATGGACCTAATCTTGTTCACGAGGTGCTAAATAAAAAAGTATTTTTGCGTCGTCTTCCATATTGCATTGAATACGCATAGGGTAATCTTGGGAAACACCAATAACGAGTTGCTTGGAAACTTTCTGATACATACAAACCATGTTCAAGTATTTCAATGCATATAAACATTGGATTGTTCCATTTTCTTCAATGACATATTCTTCTAAATCCTGAATTGGAATATGGGTTTCCATTTTACCATACTCGGTGCTTTCGGCAATTAACTTAATATGTTCTTCTGTGCATTCAATGTGCATGGTTTCGCCAAATTGTTTCAATTGATGGATCAAACTGGAAAATACGATTGAAGGTAATGAAAAATCGGCACTATATTCCATAGATGGAATCTCCAATAATTCAGTTTGCAATTCAATGAGGGGAACATGAAATGTTTTATCAAATACCAATTTATTATCATCGCAATGAAATTTCACAAACAATTGGTCACTGGAACCACCATCATCTTCATTTGTGCTGAATACAATACCCTGAGTCTTGTCTTTCATACTCAAAACTTTCGACAGTAGAGATGAATTCAATCCTATTGTTTCTGCTTGTTCCAAAGTATAAGTGCTAAACCATTCTTTGGGTATCTGTAGAATCATAATGACAATCATTCCTGCATCCATACATTGGACGTAAAGCTCGTCTTCTTGGAAAATCATATTGAAGGAATCTGTCACATTTTTGATGGGTTGGAACAATTGGCTAAATAACTCCGCCCTTGTAGGATCATCAATAGAGAGATACATAATTAGATGTGTTTAGATGAATTATGTATCATTTTTCTTTCTAAATTCTTTTTTTTCATATTCTAATCTAATCTAATTCATACAAGATTTCAATAATTCAGCAATTCGGTCATCGCTGTCTTTGTAATAGTATTCTGTCTTGGAAATGACATCCTTAATACTACTATACAATAAAACCCGAATTTGGTCAAGAAGCGATGGTGTATTGTAAATATAAATCTTGGACATTTTATCAGTAAATATAGTGCTTTCGTCAAATGTAGAGGTAATCATTCCGTAATATCGTTGAGCAGCAGAAACGCTAAATGTTTTTAAATTCACGTGAAATTCAAATGTATGATACTCCTTTAATATACCCTCAACCAATGATTTCGTATAATTATAAAACACATCTGAAATCATTTCAGAACCATATGTCTTAAATACTAAATAATTGTAGAAAATCTTATTTGTATTGGGAATACGAAAAATAGTGCATTGTATCATTTTTTGAAGGTCGAGATTATTCACAATGGATTGTGAACAGTCAAGCTTTTGTTTGTTCTTAAAAATTCGGTTCTTCTTATGTTGTTCATAATAGCTGCTCTTGGCCTGCTCAATTTTGTCGACATATTCACTACGTTGACTGAAATCCATTTTTTATAATTTTTTAATCCCCTATTTATAGTTAATGTAGAAACATTCTTCCTAAATCCTTTTTTATAAAAAATTATATTTAATGTCCTCCTTTTTTCTTCTTTTTCTTATGATTATTTATTGCTACACTAAATTCTTCTTCTGTCTGTGGTTCATTTTGGGTATTTTCATTTTCACCTAAATTCGATTCATCTAAATTAAGTTCGTCTTCTTCATTGGAGAGAACTTCGGGTGTGCTTGTTTTAGGGGCTTCTGTCATTTCAATCGTTTCATTTGCAGTAGTAGATGATGACATGATTTGCACACGCTCTTCTAACAATGTTTTATTGACATCCATGGTATAGGATTGTAATTTCAATACGATTTCCTTCATACTTTGAATCTCATTGGCCAACACTTGGAATCGCTCCTCGTATTCTCCCAAAATTTCCTGCATTTCGGTGGCAATAGAAATCGATGATTCTTTACTGTCACTTGCATCAGTAGTAGTAGAAGATGATTGTAAATCTTTCACATTACTCTCTATAGCATTCAAGCGTGTATCAAATACTTTCAATACTTGGGGTAAAGACATTAAATTGCGGTTCGGTGCTTGTTGTTGGGTTTGTGGTTGAGGTTCCATTACAGGTTGGACAATATTCGCTCTTCTTTTTTTGGCTGCATTGATGCTACTCATTGGTGGTCAAATATGATATATTCATTTGTAAAATCATTGGTTTATATTCTTTTCTACTGGAATTACTATATCGGAAATAATTCCCGATACATTTGAAAATGAACATATATAGTCATACATTACCTTTGACTTACAGGTAAACACAAATAATTTCTTATTTGCTAATGACAACATATTGTGGGAAAATGGATGCAATACAGATACATCTACAATAATGTAATCTACGTATTGGAATAATACATCGTATTCGCATCGTAGAAATACATTGCATGTAATTAGTCCTAATTTTACAGGATACTTATTGTGAATAAAAGTATAAATATGGTTACGGTTAAAACTCGCTACAATCAAATTCCGTAAACATATTCGTTTTTCTTTCAAATAATTCATCAACAAAATAGATAAACTATTTGAACCTTTAAGATCCAAATAAATCGAATAGACCAATGGAGAGAAATTTGTAAATAAATCATCTAAACTCAATAATTCGGGGTCATATTTTTGCAATACCGATAATTCCGTTTTTTCTACATCATATGGACCACAAAATCGGTCATGAATACAAACGATTTTGTAATCTACTGTTCTATGAAGATCCACTTCTATCATATCAAATCCTGCAATTTTTGCATTTTGAAAGGCTTCTTTTGTATTATCTTTAGCGTTATATCCTCGATGTGCAATTAGTTTCATTTTCAGAAGTAGATTCTGTTGTTGGTTTTTTGAGAGACTCTATAAATCGATGAATATATTCTTTTTCCTTTTGGGTGGGTGGTTTTTTAAACCGAGGAATTGTAGCTGCCGTCGTTTTTGGCTCTTTTTCAGTTTCCATTATTGCTTATATACTATTAGTTTATTTTTTACAGTAGAAAAGAGTAAGTATACACTACCTAATATCAATACAATATTCAACACAAAAAAATAGATTTTCTCTCGAAACGAACATAACCAATCGTAGACAAAAGTTATTTGAGAACTAACATGGTTCGCACCCCAATATAATACTGTAGGAGTATAAGTGATAAAGGTCACGTCCCAATCCATTCCATTTACATACTGTTTCGCTTTCTCTTGTTTTCCTTTTCTTTGTAAAAACCCATGTGTTTCTTCCAAGTGTCTGTTTTCTCTCACCAAATTCAAGTGGGTAATGGGCGACATCAAAAGACCAAGTGGAATTGTTTTGCTAAAGGATGTCCATTGTTTTAATAGATTTTGTTTGTATTCTACTATGGAATTCATTCCTAAATGTCCATTGACCATAGTTTTGTAAAAGAGTTTATCCATGTCTTCCAACAACATCATCAAATAACGGGCCTTTTCATGTAAAAATTGCAATCGATTGTATTTAGGCATATTTTCATTATTTTCATCCATTTGTTTTCCAAAAGTGATAATATTTCGAATCATTGTATTTAGCAATGTAAAATGAGGGCGATGAAATATCAAACGATCTTCTACTGTATCATAAACAACTGGTTTATAATTATGAAGTTCGACACTACATAAATGTGCGTAGAATTTCTCTCGATTTCTTTTGTAAAAAGAGTGTTCTTCTTGGTCATACCAAGTAGAACGTTCATATTCAGGTTCTCTCTGTTTTGCTGTAGAAGGATAAAGCAATACTATAGGATTATAATCAATTATCCATTTCGAATAATCATTTTCTACTGCTGATTGTTCCCATTCTAATGTTTCATACATATCAAATGGTAATGCATCTGTGCGCATATCTATCATGGATTCACATACTTCATTTAGGGATTTATAAGCAGTAGATAGTATTTTATTCCATGTGACTACAATATCTTGTTGAATATATTGTTTGGTATATGAACCAGTGCTCCACCCAAATAGATTGGTTTCCTTAAAAAACAATTGAGAGAAATCCTCACTATACAATTTTTCATGATTTATTGTAGAATCAAAATGCAACTGTTGCTGTAGAGTAAAATGTTGTGCCATCCATTGCATATGACTGTAATTATATGGGTTGAAATTCTGAGTGGGAATATCATTATGCTGAAAAGCGAAATTCTGTAATGTATAACTATTAATTGGTATCATTGCCCATAAGTAAAAAATATGGTGTATCATTGAAAAAATCGGTTTTCAATTTTACATGTAGAGAGAAATATATTTAACCCGTTTTCTCTCCAAAAAAATAATACACTCAGCCCATCGAAAAGGAGGTTCCGCAACCACATTTAGCATGTGCATTCGGATTCTCAAAATGGAATTTCTCTCCCATGATATCTTTTCTCCAATCTATTTTCGTGCCCAATAAATGGAATATACTGGATTCATCTATTATCACTTTGATATTTTCATATTCTACAGATTCATCGAGTTTAGTAGGTGGGTCTCGAGTTGGTTCCAATATATAATTGAACCCATTGCAACCACCACCTTTTGCAAAAAATAGAATATAAGGACATTTATGCTCGTTCGCAATACGAATTAATTCTTTTCCCGCCGATTTTGTTATATGGAGAACTGATTTCATCTTTTATAGCTATATTTACACAAATGATTTAATTTGTTCCACCCTCCAACACAAGATCATGGCGACTATCGACATTTTCATAAGTGACATTCAAACTAATTGTCTGTTTACTTACTGTAGTAGAGCCTGATTTGATGTATTCTACTGTTGTAGTATCGGAAGTGCTGTAGACTAATAATCCTAAAGTTCGTTGATGTGGAAGAACACCGACTTCCATTTTTTTGCCATTCATAGTAAATGATAATATAAGGTCATCATTCGTAATACGTTCGGTTGCATTATAAAAAGGACTATTAGTAGTAGTATCCATATTGTATACGATTACCCCTTGGTTTGGAAATTCTGAACCAGGAGTATAATAATTTTTCATGGTATTTGGACTGGGTGCAAACCAATCAAAACCCAAATATTTTTTGGATTTATAATCTTGGCGAGTTATTAATACTTTCAAGGATTCTCTCAAAGTATTTAGATTTGGACCTCCATTGAAATTTTCTAAATTGAATCCAAATGTAAACAATCCAATGATTTGACCATTTTTGTTCATGATTGGACTGCCTGAATTACCAGATATTCCAGGAGAATCAATATGAATAGCATCTGGAACATAAGAACCACTGGTCAATGTGAAATGTCCATCTCGAACAATTCCTCTTGTAACAGAATCATTATCAATACCACCTGGATTTCCACAAACAAAACAAACATCACCTGTTTTTGCTTCTACAGTAGAAAATGGTAGGCAAAAATGTGGGTATGCAGTAAAGTCAATATTGGTTTGAATTAGAGCAACATCGGCTAATCCATCTATAAACACATCGGTCATTGTAACAGAAAACCATTTATTGGTAATTGGATTGGTAATGTAAAGAGAATCCATCAGTGCATATTCATTTAGTTTCATGACACAATGAGCAGCAGTAAGAAAATATCCTTTTGTTAAATCACCATTCAAGTTGACAAATGAACCGGACCCAGTAGATTGGGATCCACCTTGATATCCATATATGCTACTTGATGCACTTTGAATACTGGCGAAATCAAGGGTTTCTTCTTTGGTAACCAATCGGTCTAAATTTTGTTTGACTTTTAGCATATCATTCTGGGGTTCTCTATCGAGATTGTTGACAAAACTTTGAGATACGACACGATACATGATTAATAATTGATACTATATACAGTAATAATTATATTTTTTTCTCTCTACGGAAAGCGTATTTTATATAAGTCATAACATACTAAAAACCAGCAATAACTTTCATAAAGGGGATGATACAATGAATAAATCCCTAAAGAAGATGTCAAATGAGACACTAAATTCACATGTTTTGTGGTATCTTCAATATTGCATCTGGTATTATGTATTTCAGTCAAAATACAGTGTCCATAAACATACCATCCTCCGATGACAAATACGGAAACAATTAAATGAAACCAATAAAGGCCAAATAAAAATGGACATAGTAGATGAAAAATGACAATAGCATGATGAAAAACCATTAGAATGCGACCCAATAAATCATCACATTGAAGATAGTAATCATCAAGATACCATTCAAACAAAACCAGCCCCACGTAAATGGCCAACATCAACAAAAAAGATTTGGTCGATGCTTTCATAAATGATCACTATACTGTATTGACATATTTTCATTTATGCAACCATCTTTAGTTTGATTGGTGCATGATGTTGGTAATCATGAATCTTGAAGTCTTCTACTACATAATCATTAATGTTTTCTCGTTTGTTTAAAATCTCCAAAGTCGGAAATGGCAAAGGAGTTCTTGTGATTTGTTCTTTCATGGCATCTACATGTTCAGAATAAATATGACAATTTCCTCCATAATGAATAAATTCATGGGGTATTAAATCACAATGTTTTGCTACTAAATGAACCAAAAAACTGTAGGATGCATAGTTGAATGGGGCACCACATGCTGAATCTTTGCTACGTTGAAACAGACAACAACTTAATTTATTACCATCAACCACATTGAACTGAAATAAAACGTGACATGGAGGTAAACATCCTCCATCCAATTGTTCTACGTTCCATGCACTGACAACCATTCTTCTTGAGCTTCGTTGAGCTGGATCTTTCAATATAGTAATGACATTTTGTAACTGGTCGATACCTTTATTAGTATAATCTGCGTCACAACCTTCATATGGTGCATTCCAATTACGCCACTGGAACCCATAAAGACTTCCTACTGTATCTTCTTCATAATGCTGTAGGCCTCTGGAATCTAAAAATTCACGAGTAGTATTGGCATCCCAAATATGAACCCCGACATCCTTTAGACGTTTATTGGAAGTATCCCCTTTTATAAACCATAATAATTCCTTTAGACAGGTTTTCCAAGCGGTCTTTTTGGTAGTAAGAATGGGTATTTTTCCATTTTCAAGAGAAAAGTGCATAGCAGACCCAATAGCAGTAAGAACAGGGCCATTTCTGCCTTGTTCATGAGACCCATGATCGATAATATCTTTGAGTAAATTCAAATACTGATACTCGTCGTGATACTCAGATGAGGTGTCTCGATTTTTGTATTTATTGATGTCTATTGCAAATTTCAACATAGTATACTAAACTTCCCGAAATATATTTTTAAATCCATTTAGAACGAAATTCGATAAGTCGGCGAGCTGCGCTCGCCGAAAGGTCGGTCCTCTGGACCGACCAATCATTTAATCGAAAAATTAACATAAAGACTACCATTTCATTTCTACTAAAATAAAAACTCCTAACAATGAATAAAGTGGCATGCTTCATTCACAGCACCTATTTAGAAGAATGGGGTGACGAAGTATTACGTTATTTACTGCACTATTTATGTAATCACCCAATTATTTACTGTCTCGATTTCATTTATGTAAACAATACAGGTCTTCCTTTGGCAATAGACAGTATCACTAAAATTCATCCTAAAATCAAAGTAATCAATTATTCAGATGACCCTACTACATTTGAAATACCTACAATACGCACCATGTATTTTTTCGCTACCTTGAATCCCGATTACAAATTACTATATATTCATACAAAAGGTATTTCCCGTAGTAAAAGTGAGGAAACCGCCAATCCAGTCCGAAGTTGGGTCAATTATATGCTATATGGTCTGGTAAATCATTACGAAGACTGTCTACGATTACTTCAAGTATATGACAGTATGGGCTGCAATGAATTGAGTGAATTCAGTCACGATAATCCACCTCATTATTCAGGTAATTTTTGGTGGGCAAATGCATCTTACGTGAGAACATTGCCAGTATATAAAATGATGAAAAAATGGGACCCCGAGTTTTACATCATAGGAAACAAAAAATACTGCACCAATAGTTACAACATCTACAGTCTATTCAATATGTATGAAGTCGATTACAAAACTGGGAACTATAGTGGGTTAATGAAAAAACGATTTATACAAGACGTATTGTATTGTAAGTTGGATTGTTTCGACAAGACCAGTTTTTTACCATTGTATTTTGCCATCATGATGGGTAACATTTATCCAGGACATTGTTTAATTATTCTCGATGATGTAATCACCAATTCAAACGAAGAAATATTATACGCGGTTCAAGATGTGTTTTGTTTTGATCTAATGAATGAAATACTCGCAAAATACAACGTAACCATTATACAAAAACAAAGTGTTAGTATGACTGTAGATAAAGCGATGTGGGGATTGAAACCGTATAAAGAAGTGGATGTCACCCAAAAAATCACAAAACAGTTTTATCGAACGAACTTTTTCCGTTTACCCACCATGTTTAACATGAACAATTTATTAGACGAAGACCCGATTCCCGAAACTCGCAAACAATTGTATTTGACCTACAGTATAAATGGATACCCTTTAGAACGTTGTTTTGATGAGGTCATGATTATTTACTGCAATAATTATTTATTGTTGGACTTTGCGTATTATAGTAATGTAAGTTGGATCCAATCATCTAATGTTTATAGTTCAGACGCGTGGATTCAACAACGAGGACTATTATTTCCAACTGTAGTAGTAAAAGAAGGCCATAAAGAATTATTGAGTATGTTTGAAGAAAAATTCCTAAAGTAATCCAAAATCTTTTTCTATTGTAATTTCATATAGCCCCATGAATTTAGCAGCAGAAGTAAATACATTAGAAGGAAATCGAAAATCATTCTTCAATCATGTATTTTCGACCACCGAAGAAGGCAAAGCAGAAATATTCAATGTTTTGCAGTATTCTTTATTAGGTGTCATTCCAATTGTAATTTTAAACAAAAGTCTACAACGATTGATTCCCGATGCCGACCCAGATAAGTCATCCGTAGAGATTTTAGCCGAAGTTTTAATTCAATTGATTATCATGTTTATCGGTATCGTTTTGATTCATCGTATCATTTCTTATATTCCCACCTACAGTGAATTTAAATACGAAAGTCTTTCTTTGACCAATGTTATTTTGGCATTTTTGGTGATTGTATTGAGTATTCAAACCAAATTGGGCATCAAAGTGAATATTCTGGTTGACCGTGTGCATGAATTATGGAGTGGTCCAAGTATGCCAGTAGAATCAAAAAGCAATGTTCGTATTGCTCAACAAAGTAATCACATTCCCAGTCAAGGCGATCATTTAGGCACTTCACAAGATGTGTTTCCACCTGCCCCAATGGCCACTACTCAAGCCAACCCAAGTTATGATACTATGATGCGTGGTAACCCTGCCATGAATTCACCTGGAATTATGATGGAACCAGTTGCAGCCAATGCATTTGGAGGATTTTCCAATTTCTAAAGCATCATCGTTTGTATGTAAAACAGTAAAAATATATATTCTTTCTACTGTTTGATTGTTCTATTTTTCTTTCCACAAGTAAAGCACATGACCAATCACAATAGCAACTATAGCATTTTCTACAACATGACTCATTGGTCGGAATAAAACCATAGAAGAACCGATTCCAGTCGCTATAATTAATCCTAAAGTAGATAATGTATTGTTTTTCATCAATGACCAATGATTGTAATAATGATGGGGCACATGTAAACAAGTCATGTAAAGGAAAAACGGTAACCATGAGTATTGATAAAAACTGTAGAATAATGCTCCATTGATTACATAAGATGAACCATTAAATAAGCGTTTATCAAGAAAAGAAAAGTCTTCTCGAAAATGATAAAAAGATGCTAAAGTAAATAATCCATACAAAATGGCATCTGCATCAAATATCGAACACAATTCACCAAAACCAACAGCTCCTAAATAACATGACAGCATTTTAGGAACTTTTTTGTTTTGAATAGCATCGATTACATCAGTGGCACCATGTGGAGCAATCCAAGCGGTCATAATAGGAAAATAAATAGAGTTCTCTCGAATTGGTTCTAAAATGTGAGACACAGATGTAGTAATGGGTAGTAGCATGAATGTTCGCTTTTCTTTTATTCTCCATTATTATTTTCATATTAGTTCTCAGATCCTTGTCCAAGAATAGAATGAACCATTTCCAATTTTTGCAGTGACTTTTGTGCAGCATTCGGGTCATGTAGTCCAGCAAATAAGTAATCCGTTTGTGGTGCTACTTCGTTTTTCTTGATTTGTTTGTAAATAGTAGAAGACTGTTTTATTGAATGTTCAATAACCTCTTTGTTTTGAACCATGGGAACATTTCTCATAAATGGTTCAGTTGCGACCGATATGGCAAAATACAACAAGTAGTTCCGTTTTTTTATGCAAGGTGGAGAGAACTTTAGGCAAAATAATTGTAAAATGGATTGTAGCAAGGTTTCTAAATAGACATCATTCTTACATGTCTCAAAAATGGCATCCCATATGATCCAAATAATTTCTTGTTGATATTTGTATTCTACTGGAATATGTTCACGAGTGGCACCAATACAGGGTCTTTTCCGTCTTCTACATACAATTTCGAAATCAATTACCCATTGCAACCAATAACATGCTTGAATCATATTGGGTATATGACCATCTTTTTTCGAGAGATGATAACAAAATTCATTTACTGCAATACTCAATTCTTTTGGGTCTTTGTTTTTGAAAATAGGCTCCATAAAAGTTGTATCAGGTGCCTTTAATCGTTCTGTCATTTTAGATATATCGAATTCTTCTTGAGTTTTGATTTTAATGGGTTCCATAGCAGGTTTTTTAGCAGAAAGACAATACATGGCGACAATTTCAATAAACATATTTCGTATTGTAGGATTGTTCCGTAAACAGAGTTCATCATTTACTTGAATCATGATATTTCGAAATACAACAAACCGTTTTTGTAAATAAATGGCCAGTTTCGGATTCGCTAAATGAATATTTTTCCCTAAAAACAGTAGGAGAATCTCCCATAAGTCCATAAAATGCGCAGCGCATACCATTTCAGCGGCCCAATAGCAACTTTGTTCGATTCTCGAATTTCCTAAATGCAATAATAATTGTTTTTTCGCATCACCCTTCTTATAACCCGAAAATGTGATTCCTCGAAATTCTGCAGTAGAACGTAAATCATTAATTAGTGTATTATCTTCAACTTGTTCTATTTCATCCATTGGAGATTTTCCTTTACTTTAGACTTTAGACAATAAAATAGTTTTCATAACCCATCGTTTTTTCTCTCATTTTACTTTATAAATAAGCAGAATGAGTTACGAAAAACAATTAGTCGAAACCACTTTTTATATAACCTATGCGTTTTTGATTACTACTGGAACGATTACTTTCATTGAGGCAATGCGCACAAAGGATTCCAAAATCCGCAATATTTTGAATTTAGAAACATGTATTTCGATTGTAGCTGCATTTTTCTACGGCAAATTCGTATCTTTGACGGAGAAAAACCCAGAGTCGGTTCCTTATAAAACGATTAACAATACGAGATATTTAGATTGGTCGATTACTACACCAATTATGTTATTGGTATTAGTATTGGCTCTATTATACAACAACAATGGCGGTGCGTTGGGTTTCAAAAGCTTCTTAACCATCTTACTCATGAATTACGGAATGTTGGGTTCGGGATATTTAGGTGAAATTGCCTTTTGGGATAAAACCTTTGCCAATGGAGTAGGATTCTTATTTTTCATTGGTCTCTTTTACTATATTTACAAGAACTATGTTGCCACTAAATACAACTTTGACAATACCATGTTATATACTGCATTCTTGGGTCTATGGACCATTTATGGCGTGGCATATTTCTACGACGAAGTAACCAAGAATGTGATATTTAATGTATTGGATTTGTTTTCCAAATGTTTCGTAGGTATCTTCTTCTGGGCTTACTATACAAAGGTCTTCAAAGTTGAATCCTAAACCATTCATAGTTTTATAATTTTATCTATAAATATATAAAGCAGTAATTCGTATCTCTCTATAGTAATATAATCATGGTTCAAAAACAGAAGCAAATATTCAGCAAAAGACAAGTCCCTCCTCCACAGACATCTTCATCCAGACCATTTGGTAATCACTTGGCGTCTACAGTTGCTGAAGGATTCGCATTTGGAACAGGTTCTTCTATTGCAAGAACAATGGTAAGCAATGTTTTAGCAACATCGAATTACAATAACAATAACAACATTGATGATACCAAGAAAAACGACCATTATAGTGTAAAATGCGATCACTATGTCAAATTGTATGAAGAATGTATTACCAGCACACATGATACATGTTCAACTCTTATGGACCTTATCCATATTTACTGTAGACCAACTGACTTTTCGAAACTCGATTAAAAACTAATATTGAAAATGAAATAAAAGTAAATCTTTGTAGAAATCATATATGACCATGACTCCTGTATTTTTTCATACAACCGAAGACATTGATATATATTTAGGTGATCTCGAGAAGACACTGAATGAGATGAAAAAAAGTGTATTCTCTTTTTCAGAAATAGACTATTTGCGCCATCGAATTTCTTTTTATACACCCAAACCAATCAAGTCGATTATCAATACCAGTATCAAAGAGACCAAGCCACTTCTTTATCATTCAGCCAAATGGGTATGTTCATTTTTTGTAGAAGATGATATTCCAATGAGAGAACCTATCCCAGAAGGCGAGCGAAGCTTAGATTGCTATACAACAGAGACGACACCGTAAAAAAATAATGTGTGTGAATATCACATTATTTTTTTATTTAATTATTAATAAATTCTGGATCTGATGATGATGATTAAGTCGTAATCAATCGAGGGACCACATTTATGGTTTGTAATTCTTGTGCCATTAGTTTAAATGCATAAGGCACTTCCACATAGGAAAAGTCAGTCACATTCTCACATGTTTTACATTTATGCACTGTAAATCCTTGCTTACTTCGCATTATACCTTTATCACCATTATTAAACGTTGCAACCATTCCACATTTCTTACATACATGTAGTGAATATTTATCGGCTACATCATACATACGTTCTCTACAGAACTTCGACATTCCGTGAGCTATCATGACATCTCTTTCCATTTCACCTATACGAAATCCTCCATCTCGACTTCTACCTTCTGCGGGTTGTCGCGTCAAATTCACTACAGGTCCGATTGATCGACTATGTTCCTTATCATTTACCATATGTTTGAGTCTTTGATAAAATACTGGTCCTATGAATATTGACGTTTCCAATTGTCTGCCCGTTTGTCCGTCATATAGCACTTCATTTCCATAACTTTCGTATCCACATTTTTGCAATTCATTTGCTATTGTATACACATCTAAATTTCCAAATGCAGTTCCATCTCCAAACATACCCAATTCAACCAACACTTTTCCTAATAGTGTTTCTTTTAGATGCGCTATTGTCATGCGTGATGGTATTGCATGGGGATTGATTATTAAATCTGGTTTGAGTCCATCCTTTGTAAAAGGCATGTTCGCTTCTGGTAATATATTTCCTACTGTTCCTTTTTGTCCATGGCGTGATGAATTACCAGTCCAAACAGGTGGTGATGTAGTAGAATCTTTGTAGTAGAATAGATGTGTATCTGGAACTTCGATACATCCAACTTTACCTGTATATTCTACAGTTCCTTCCTTACAGTATTTTCGACATCCAAAGAAATTTCGGTCATTCACTTTCGGTTCATTGCGGTATTTTTCTACTTGAACCTCGATTAATTTACTTTCCGTCACATAGAATAAACTGGCTGACCATCCTGCATGTAAACATAATCGTTGAATGTCGTCGGTAAATTTACGACTGGAGTTAATATACGTATTTGTTTTTGGATCAATAATGGCGTTCAGTAAGATACGACATTGGCTTTGAGATAAGTCCCATACTTCAATGGGTAAAGTTTGAAATCGTATATTAGCGAAATAGTAGACCAAATCTTTATAAGTATCACCTCCTACTACTATATGTTCCGTTGTAATGTAAAAGTTAACATTTAATTCAGTCAATGAATCAGTTACTTGATTATTATAATCCAAGTTAATCAGTCTTGAAAAGCATATTCGTTTTACTTTTCCATCTGTTTCATACGAACCTCCTCTAATATAACATCCTAATAATCGCAACAACGACTGGGGATTATAGGATTGTTCACCACAGAAAATCAATGCTAATCCATTTTGAGGATTAATTGCATTTTTCTTATACGACACTTCTTTTCCCATTACATCTTTCGCATCTATAAAACCATATGTAGAGGCTTTCTTTCGTTTGACATATACTTTGTGATTCATGGTGCATACCATACGAACATGTTTATTTGTAACTGCATACAATTCTTCCTTATTGCAATCGTATTCGTATTTTCGGGTTGGTGTTACGTAATCCAAGATTCCATTGTCTTTCAATGTGGCTACTTTGTGCACAGATAAATCTAAATCACAAAACATTACCCATCCTTTATTTGTCATCACAAATGCAGTTTCTTTTATACAAAACTTGTCACCAATGACTGGTTTACGGTAAATACGAACTCTTGACTTTGCAAAATTACATCCTTCACCGTTTCTTCCCGTATAGTTTTTGTCTACATAGGTTTCTTCTGTGGTTCGGAAACTTTTACTTTGGTCTTCATACTTAATCACTTTAGTAGGATCATTACGGTTTTCTTTGATGGGAACCACTTTAGCAATAATAATATCACGGTTCTCGATTTCGGTATTTTCATTGATAAATCCATGTTGGTTGATTTTATTGTAATTTCCGTGCTTGATTGATTTGGTTTTAGCAGGATCTGGTTTGCATCGAATAATTTCATCCCGAATGACATTTTTGTCTTCGTCTTTTTCGGTATGATAAATCGTGGCAGCAAACAGACCTCTATCTATGGCGGATTTGTTGATTAAGACCGAATCTTCTTGATTGTAACCTGTATAAGACATAATGGCCACATGGATTTGATTTCCAGACGGTATACGGTTTAACTGTAGGAAATCCATGATGCGTGTATCGACTAAAGGGCGACTTGGGTTATTTAAGGCATAGGTTGTTTTATCCATTCGCTTGTCATAATTTGTCGCACTGATACCGATTGCCTGCTTAGCCATAGCGGTTTGGTAAGTATTACGAGGAGCTTGGTTGCAATCTGGAAAGGGAACACAAGAAGCCAAGACTCCTAATAATGTGCATGGATGAATTTCACAATAATCGTAGCGCATATAACTATGTTCGTCAGTAGGATGGATATAATTTCCTCGAAATTTCATTGCAATCATGGCATGGTTTTGTTCTTCCGGGTCAATATATTCTACAACGGATTCTTCTATGCGGCAATCTGTGAGTAAATCGTTCCAGACCAATTCCTTCGATTTTAATTTATCAATGATTTCATTGGTGATCAACACATGATTGTTTTGAACTTTAAACACTGGACGTGTCATTCGACCACCATCGTTGCAAATACGAATAATCATACGAGCATAATCAAATATAATAGAAGTGTAAATATTAATCAAGCCTTTGTATTTCTTATTCTTCAAATCTCGATAGAGTTCTAATGGCTCTTTTGCGATTCCTACCCATGTTCCATTAATAAATACCTTGACTTGATTGGCCAGTTCAATGGGATTTGTTACGTCTTCAACCTTTAGTATTTGGTCTTCTACAATTTCATATAGATTATCGCTATTTGTCGGTATTGTCATATGTGTCATAAAAGAGATATTTTTGACAATACCAATAGACTGACCTTCAGGTGTCTCAACAGGACAATTGTGGGTTACAAATGACGATGCAACAAAGGAGTGGTTATCACTTCTGGTTGTAAAATCGTATACCAATTCTGGCTCGATTTCTACAATCGATAAAATAGGAACGCTTATACATCCATTGTTCATGATATTTTCCTTTACGTATTGGTCGTATATAATATCTGTTGTAAACCGAGTTGATTGTTGAATACCTTTTTTATGCTTCGAAATTACTTTTCTAATTTGGTTTTCAGATAAATTTGTCTTATTAATCATATCATTTATTGATACTATTCCATTATTTTCAATGATATATTGATAATTTTCCTCTCTCGACTTTTTATTATATTCTTTTATTTTCAAATGTTCTACAACAGGAGATGAATTACGACGTTTTTCTTCACAATATGTATATGAAATTGTATCTGAATAATTTACTAAATTTTTCGATGTTTTTTCAAATACGATGCATACTTTGTAAGTATTTTCATCTACCGTTTTGGTTTGAACAGTAGAGTTGATTTCGAATTCTTTAAACATATGTGATATTTGTGTCATATATTCAACCGCATTTTCCAATAAATTAGCTCGCACTGATTGGTAAGTCATTCCAATACAAGGCTTCCATGATTTATCATTCTTTTGATATGATAAACGGGAACCATCGCCACCCTGAAACGCTGATAAATACTCACGCTTTATGGACTTTTCAGATTTTAGCAACCATTCTGGAACAACACGAATTGTATTTGTTTTTTTACCAACAATTCCCCCTAATAAGAATAGTAAATAAGCAAATGCACCGTTGGAAGATACTTCCCATGTTCTTGCATATATTTTACCTTCTATTTTACTAATTCTTCTTCTTATAGACGCATTTCCGAAACCCAATTTCGATATATCATCAGTCAATTGATACACGTCAGATTCTTCACCAACATAAAAGGATGCATTATAATAACTCTTATTTTTTGCAACTCTTTCTTGTAAATGACCATCTGTATTAAGTGAACCAATTAATCTGGCAATTATTTTCAATTTAGAAACGGGAATGTTTACATCAAGTAGATTTAATTCCATAAGTTCTGTTTTATAGTGTTCCAATACATCACCCGAACTGATATTTACCACAGTAGTATTGGTGTCTGGGATGTGTTTAGCAACATGACGAACAATCATTTTGTCATCGGGTTTCAACTCTTCCAGGTTCTTCCATTCTGGGTTACCGTTGTTATTAATCAAGAATGGATGATTTCCAGTAGCCTTGATTTTTCTTCCACTAATTGTGGTAATTTCAAACAACTTATCTGGCATTTTACTGAAGAACGAATGAATATCCGATGGTTCATCCAATAATGTAGTAGGATTGACTGTAGTGACTCTATCGCCATCTACCATATCTTTTATTTTTTTTGTTGTCATTCTATCAGACATTAATACTTCGGCATCACCAGTCAAACACAAGAAGCCCCATGTAGTGTTGTGCAGTTTACGAGGCGCTACCAATTCCCCATTTTTTTCCAATGGAGTATTGACTCTGCGTAAATGACTCAACGTTCCCAAATACGTCAACCTGTTCAATACTTGAGCAACACCGACCTTGCTGCTACTGTTCGATTGTCTTACACTAAAATCACCTGTAGAAAGAGCTCGATTTAACCCATTTTCTATGGTTGTTGGTTTAATAATTTTGTATATATTTGTCATATTAATAATATTTTCATAATCTTCGTTCGATTTCCAAGCACCCAAATTAATTTCACGGACGACTTGTTTTTCAATATCTTTTACAAACCGAATATAGTGATTACGGAATAGGTTATTCAGTAGAGAACCACATAATTCGATGCGTTTGTTCAAGTATGAATCACGGTCATCTGGTGGGTTGTATCCCAGTGCTGTTCGGATCAATCGATTGGCCATGAATCCCAGTAGATACAATTTCTGTTCTTGACTTTTACAGTGCGGGAAGAAATCATTTTGGAACAACTCTTTGGTATAATCATATTTTTTCATAGGAGCTGGTCCTTTTTCCACTTGGTAAGGATTGTAGGCAACCGCTGACATCACCTGTTCAAACGCATCTTCTTGTATTGTATTTCGGTTGTTCAAGTATGGTTTGGCATCTTCAATCGATGCTTCCAAAAAGGCCAACATTTCTTCATGTGCAGGGTCATTGACATCGAGTAAAATATATTCACATATTCTCTTATCCGATAAGACTCCCAAGGCACGGAACAATACAAATAATTCAATGTATCTCTTTTGTTTTAATCTTGGAATCAATACATAAATACCGTGTCCATAAATATTTGTCTTCGATGAAACCATTAATTCAACCTGTTTAGGCGATATGCATTTATTATCTGGAACCGATTTGAATTCCGCAACCCAATCCCATTTAGGCGTATTTTTACCACTAAATACATATATGCGATTTTCTGCAGCACGTTCCTGACACAATACTGTTTTCTCCGACCCTTTGATAATAAAGTATCCACCACAGTCCATTTCACATTCACCGGTTAATACATTCGACACGTGTTTATATTGACTCAAGATACAAATAGAGGATTTCAACATGACTGGTAAACTACATAATTTAATATTGGGTAAACTTTTTTCTTGAATACGAACGTCACCATCTTCATTGCGCACCACATATTCGATATCCAAATCCACAATGGAATTCGATGAATAAGTAAAGTTACGCAATCTGGCTTCTTGTGGCATCATTGTTTTGGTTGCTCCATTGTTTTCGTGAATTTGAGGATGTTGAAACCGTAAATTCTTCAAATATAGTTTCACCTCTAATCCAAATGTATCCGTTTTTTCATCGTAGTCATTGACCGAACGAATCGTGATCGGATTGAACATTTCAATGGTGCGTTGCATTTGGAAATTTACGAAATTATTATAAGACTCCAATTGATGTCTGGCTAATCGTTCCAGGGGTTTACCCGCAAAATACGACTCCAATATATCAAATGGTTCATGAATATAATTTCCCAGATGCTCCAATAATGGCTTTGCTTCATCCACATCTACAGTAGTAGGGTCAGTAGCAAGTGTAGCGGCTTTCAACATACTACTAATATCGACAGTAGAAGATGTATCTGGTGCTACTGCTGCCGCTGCCGAAGAGGACTTTGCAGTTTTCTTGCGCATTCTATTTTTCGTGCTATTGTTTTTATTTGACATTGTTTGTTGTGTGTTAAAGCTCATACTTAATTCACTAAAAATAACAATTAGACTTACTCAATAGAACTATGATTACATAAATTCAATTTTTTATGTAGTTTTTCTAAAATATATATAAACCGAACTCTTGAATACCCCTATAATGTTCTCTAAAATGGCCACTACTTTTACTATTGATACAAACGAAAAAACCATAGGCCAACTCCAAACTATTCAATCCAAAAATGTTATTCTTATGGACACCAAAATAAACTACCAAATACTTAACTACGATACTACTATGATTGCCAATAATGACAATGTCCGTGGCTTATATAATGCAGTTGTCCTTAACCCGGAAACTCGTCGAATTATGGCTGTAGGACCGCCTCAGTCTGTCACCTTTGACAAATTTAAATCTCTATATGGAACCACTATTTTCAATACCAATACTATCCAAATCACTGAATTAGTAGAAGGCGTTTTTCTACAGTTCTTTTATGACGAGCGAACCGAAGAATGGGAATTCAGCACACGCAATTCAGTAGGTGGACATTATGTTTACTACCGCACACCCGACAAAAAATCGAAAACATATCGTTCCATGTTATTTGATGCACTTGGATTAACAGGTGATGACATTGAACTTGACCACTGGAATGGATTGGATCACTTTGACAAAAACTATTGTTATCATTGTATTCTACAGCATCCGGAAAATCATATGGTGCAAAGTCACAATGAACCACGTCTTTACATGATTGGCGCTTTCGAATTGCATTTTAATGATGTGGAAAACCAAATACGATTTGTTCCCAGTAAAGAACTGAAGAAAATATTCGAACCACTCGAAAATGAACTCAATATTCGATTTCCAGCAGTGTATCCTGTAGATAAGACTAATAATACTTACGATTCGATTGTTCATTTTCATGTGCAACCCAGCACATCTGCAAATCTAATGGGTATTGTTGTGCAACAAGAATTTACTGGTGATAGATACATTCATATTAACCCCAATTACGAAACCTTACAAAAGTTACGCGGAACTCATCCGAATTTGATGTATCATTACTTGTGTCTGAAGAAAATTAATAAATTAGAGGAGTTTTTGAAGCACTTTCCTCAATACAAGCCTATGTTTTGGAAATTCCATGAAGTATTGGAGGCATTTGTTACTCAACTACATCAATGTTATGTTGACTATTTTATTCAAAAAATCCGTGACCCCATTGAAAAGAAACTGTTTTATCACATCCAGCAAATGCATCACAATATTTACGTGCCTTCTTTACAAGAAGAAACCAAAACCATCATCCGTAAACAAGTCGTGCGTCAATATATTGAATCACTTGAACCTGGTTTAGTATTCCATTTATTAGCTCCATCACCATCCAAAAAAGAAAAGCCAAATGAAAATAATCAAATAAATGATCACCCAGTTGAAAATTAAAAAGGATAATTAATTATTCATAATGAAAAAAGAATATAGAGAATACGTTTCACTATATTCTAAATAGTAGCCATAGTGGTTCAAATATGAACAACCCCAATAGTCTTGTATTGAAAGCATTCAACAAACATTTTTTTGAGTTCATTGATGATATTGTCTTATTATTTCCTGGAAATACACACATCACGGATTCACGCGATATGATCTTAACCATGAAAAAGGCAAATCCTACCACTCTTATCAAAATCTGGAATTATTTCATCGCTGAGCCATATAAAAATCAAATCGAAGTAGGTGACATTTCTTTCTTCATCGAGAAAGATTACAGTAGCGACCTACGGTATTTACCCAACAGTAAAGAAATATTAGAAGCAGTCGATGCAACGATTCGAAACCCTCTACGTGAAATGGATGAAATCAATCGCAGTCACTGCATTAAGCATATTCAACTAATTAGTCAACTTAGTGGTAAATACAAGTCTTAACGACTTTTCTCGATTCGTGTTTTTCCCGATTATAGAGAGATTAATATGGAATTACACTTCCCGAAAAATAGTAGAGTAAGTATACCTACTCTACTACTGCTTATTGGGGGCGAGCGAAGCGAGCCCATATAAATGAGCCTATATGAAGAATAATATATATCCTTTATTTAAGGGTATATAGTATAAAGGGTATATAATATGGTTCTTTGGCGGAGCCAGGGGGGTAGGGGGATGTAATTCCCCCTTCTTCTTCAGGTAATTCTAAATCTTCCGGAATCACTTGGTTGGCCTTGTATATTTTTACTGCTATATAGAATACTATCAATGACAAACCAACAACAATAAGAAATGTTCGCACAATATACATATGCTGTGATGACATGTTTGTTCCTATAGTAGGTTAACATTTATATCACTTTATAGTGCACCCTAATTAGGTTGTGCCAATACTTTGGTTCCCTCTGATGCACTGCTTGACGCAGTCATTTTCCAGTCTCCGGGTTTTGTTAGTTCGATTTTTTCTACTCTCATTGCGGACCTTAAATAGAATACTATTTTTTATTGTCAAAAATCCCATGTAGTTTAACATTCCAGTGGTCGAGAGGTTGGTTAGGTTGACGAGCTTTCTAGTGCAGGATGTATGATAACTTGGCAGACTCCAGATTTTGCGGGTTCGAGTTTTGTCCCTTAAATAGAGGGTGGTAAAAATGGCATTTGTTGTCCCATTTGTTGACCCATATCGGTATTTCGTTGTTGTTGTATACTATCGACTGTAATATCGGACGAAAGTTTCTCTGATTTATATGTTTCAGGTGGTGTTTGAATAGTAGGAATATGTCCATTTGCGGATACATAGTTATGCATATTACGATATCCTCCTGTGCCCTTTGCACTTAATTCTTCTACTGAAGCACTAAATGAAGTGTATGACTCAGACATCACATCTTTTGCTCCTAAACTAAATGACATTGGTTCACCATTTCCTTGGGTTGCATAATCATTCGCATCATTCACCTGTGATTGATAACGGGATTTGATTTCATCACCCATGATAACCCGGTAATTTTCTTTTAGTAGCATCATTGAGGGGACACTATGAATATTCGGAGGCATTAATACTGTAGAACCATTTTCCAATACCAAATGGATTTGTCCAGTAGTAGGGTCGACTTTTCTTTTATCCACACAAAGACAATTCAATTGATTCACCAAATCATGTTTGACTAAATATTGCAGAATCTCCTTTGAATGTTTACAATAATTACTATAATACAAAATATCCATTTTTACTTTTTGTATTATACCAGAAAATGGTTATATCATTTTTAACCCAATGATTTTATTTAGGCGGTTTCATCCAGATTGGAGTTCACGCACATAGAATACAATAATCTGGATTGGATGTAGAAGATAAAACTAAATGCAAGTGCATATAACATAGAGAATACTTCCATTAGTGATAGCCCGAATCCTTTCTTATTGATCATGTTAAACAATCCTCTTGCAGAAACAACAATTGCTAATATGAAAAATAGAAAGTTGATTACGGTGAACACGTAAAATAGAACACAATAACGTTTGTCCAAAGGACCGAAAAAGTAATCTTCAAGGGAATCCATTTTTGTCAGTATATATACCTATTAGAAATAAGTTTTTTCCTAAATCGTTTTGTTTAAGGTTAACCAAAATTACAGAGTCCAATATTAACGAAATGTAAAGATTTTATTTTATGATAATCACTACTATTGCTGTAGAAGGAACTGGTATTATTTTCATTCAAATGAAATAAATCATGTGTATCATCATCATTGTTCCTATTATTTTGTAAATATTGTAGGAAATCTTCTTTTGTAAACCATAATAGCTCCATCTCTAAATCTCTTTTACAGCCAATAAACAAAAAACGTTCCGATGGTGTTTGGCATTGAATTGAATCGAGTTTAAAAGTGTTGGGACAGATGTCTTCTAATGAAAATAATATACGTGTGCATTTATTATTGATGAACAAACTATTACTATCACACATACATATTCCTACTACAAACCCGTAGTGAATTAAATAATAAAAAGCTACATCCATTGCCCATTTTTGTTGTTCTATTGTATTTTTCCCTAAATATCCTGCAAAATAAGTATTCTTCCATTGATCATTTAGGAAAGGTGTGATTTTGGAATCTTTAGGAAGAATCCATTTTGCTAAATCTTTTTGATCCGACAAAATGGATTGAAAATGTTTTTGCTTTTCTGTTTTTGATTTTTTATACAATTCATCAAAAGAGATTTCTTTAGGCGTTTTTGTAGAAAGTGATTGGAGAGAACTCAATTGAGATTTCAATCCTTTAGGAGCTTTTCTCATTTTTGCCATTTGATGTAGTTGATGTATCATTTAGATTTTTTCCTAAAGTTAGTTTTATATTTTTACCCGAAAACAATAAAATACCCCCCCGGACGAATTGAATGGACCCTCGAAAGCTGTTTTAGGATCCCCCGACTTAGGGGATGTAATGATGTTATTTCTTGGGTATAACATCCCTAAAGTTCCTAGTCTCCCTCTTCTGTTCTCTC